TTGTAGTGCGTAGCCTCGTCAACGATTATGAGGTCAAACCCTCCGTTAGCCACGGCGTCTGCTACGATCTCCACTCCGTCATAATTTATTATCACGTACTCAGCATCGCCCTCGATTATCTTGGCGCGTTTAGCTTTTGCCCCATACGCCACGTCTACCTTGCGGTGCATAGCAAAACTGAATAGGTCGTTACGCCACGCAGAATCCATAATAGATAGGGGGCAGACCACCAACACTCGACGTATCACCCCCTGCTTCATCAGGTAGTCTGATGCCCATATAGCACTGGCGGTCTTACCTGTACCCTGCTCGTTAAAGCAGAAAGCCTTGCGGTGCAACGTGAAAAAACTAGCTGTAGTCTTCTGGTGATCGAACGGAGTGTACTTACCTGTCCAATCGTACTTAGATTCTATTGGGGATGGCGCATTGATATTCATGTTGCGCAGTACCTGTGTCTCTTCTAATCCCCAGTTAACAAGTACTTGGTTGTTTGCTAACTCCCTGCTCTTTGGTATAACCGATGTAACCTTTGCGGGGTTACGTAGCGTAAGTAATAACGCCTTATCATCTACTATCTTCATTTATCGCTCCGATACGAAATAGCATGAAGTGGGTGTCCACGTCACGCGAAAAAATTTAATGGCCCTGCTTCGTCCATAGATAGGGCTAGGTCTACTTATGATGGAAAACGTGAAAATTCCACAAAACACGCTACCGTTGGACTACTCGATTTTATGGCGCTTTATATGCCCTCTTAACGGGAGCACGCCATCATTTAAAGACGCATCAAGCACGCGTCAACCCATACCAATAGGGAGTTCTTTACTTAGGCTTTCTACTGCCTTTCTTTTTGTAGTTCCGGCTACGGTTAGTAGAGCTATCCTCTACTGTAACACCATCTTTGTTGGTGCCGCCATTGACTAGGGCTTTCTTATGACTAACGTCTTTACCTTCCCGCTTGTCAGCCTTGCCATTGCCGTTGGCGTCTTTGCCTTTCTTATCCATAGCACGTCTGGCACGCTGTCGCTCCATTCGGCGTTCAAACGTGTCACTCCCTACAGGAGCATTGACTTGTTTCTTTCTTTTTCTAGGACGCATTATTGTCTTCCGTTGTGTACACATTCTGTCACTAGGCAGTGACGTTTACATAGCCCACTTTGGTGTGCGTTCCACACATCTTTCTCGAACGCTTTCTCCATACGGCTATAGTCTGACAACCATTTAGACCACAGTTTAGCTTCATCTGGCTTGTTGTAAGTGCCTGTTATTAACTCACCACACACAACAAACACGAGACCCCCCCGGACAAACTGTATTTCGGGGTAGTGTTTAAACACTGCGAGGGCCATCAACTCTAACTGCCCTTTATCTGCGTATCGTGTGTTCTTGCTGGTCTTGTAGTCTATCACCCAAGCTGTCTTGGCTTCTCTATCCAGTATAACTAAATCGGCTATGCCCCGCCACCACACATTATCATCCCTAAATCCACAGGGGTCTAGGTTCTCAGTAAGCCCCATCTCTAACTCACAGAGCTTCTCGCCTGACTTAGCCATCAACGCATCGAGAACATCTTTACAGTAACCGTACTTAGCGGGGAGCGGCGTGCCGTCCCTAACGTATTCCTCTGCGGCGAGGTGTACGGCGGTGCCATATAGCATCGCCTCTGTCTCAGGTTCTTTATAGTCCTTAGCCACCTTCAAGTGATAGAACTTCTTAGGACACTGTTCAAAAGACTTAATCTTTGAGAACGACCACGGCGCTATACCCATCAGTGTTTCTCCCCAAACATCGAACTTACTATTGTTAGTTCACGTATCAATACGTCTAGTTGCTCTACATCTAGGAATACAGCATTAATGTGTGTCTTTTTACCATGTGTCAGGCACTGCTCTACGCAAACTACAGGATCTCCGTCATCATCCTCACCCACCATTATCGCCAAGTAGTCGCCCGTTGTTTCTGGGAATTTGTCAGGGAACTTAATAATCTCACCCATTAACGTATACTCCCACTACCCCGCCCAACACAAACAACCCAATCCACCCGCACGCCGAAACCACGGTGGGGCTAAACAACAGACCGTATACTCGCGTAGCAAACGTATCGCCAACGCGGTGTCTAAACATAGTCGCCCTCCGTATCTCTCGATCTGCAAACCTATTGGCTTCCCGTACTGCTCTTTTAATATCGCTCATCCCGCTGCCTCTCCATATGATTTACCACTGTCTGACTCACACGTTATCGGTAAGCCCTCTGCCCAATCGGGCGTAACACGCATACAACTTTCAATGAATGCCTGTCCTCGTACTAAGTCGTCAGTAGGTACACAACATACTACCGAATCGTGTACGGTCAACGCTATCTTATACTTCTTAGCAATAGCCAACATCTGCTCGCCGATGATACACCTAGCGATAGCCTGACACACGTTCTCACATAACTTACCGCCATAGATGCGGGTGTACCCGCGCCGAGTCTTGTACCTAAACTCCGGCCCATGCTCCCCCTGCTCAAAATCTAACCCGTCATAACGCATAATCAAACCGGACGGCAGTAGTATTCCCATACCCGTAGCGGTTTCGACGGATTTAATAATCCCGTTCGGCCCAAGGGACATGGTTTCTCCACGGGACATTTTTACTATCATCTGTTGTAAGTCACGCCATAACTTGTTTATCTTCCAGTTAGCGTCTCGGTAGATGTTAACTACCCTACGCCCCTCCTCCAACGGCATGACGTGACCAAATGTAGCCAACTGCTCTACAAACCTAACCGCTCCCATACCATAGCCACACCCTAGGATAGTCGTTTTGCCCACAAAGCGTTGCTCTTTGGTAACATCTTCTTCCGGTATGTCGTAAATCTTCGACGCCATCTTTATATAAACGTCTTCCCCGTTCAGGAAAGCTGATACCAGATCATCCTGCCCAGCTACCCACGCCAACACCCGTGCCTCAATCTGCGAGGAGTCACAGTCAACCATCGTATACCCTTCGGGGGCAAGCATACTGTTCTTTAACTTCTTACCGTTCGTACCACGACTAGGTAGGTTCTGGATGTTGATCTTGTCATCGCCTCCCCACCTACCCGTATGCGCGGCGTAGTATCTTATCGGTACCGGCATTAGTCCGCGCTTGGCTATACCTATAAACCTCTCAGTACGCGACTCCTCCAACGTACTCTTGGTGCCTAACCTAGATGTTACCAATGTCTGCACCCTATGATCGGGGTGGTCAGCCAATGCCTTGAACTGCTCGTCACTCTTAGCAAACGCATAGGTCTGCTTACCAGTCGTTAGACTCTTCTTCATGGGGGGTGTAACACCTAACCCCTCAAGTAACTCAGCGAACTTAGGGTTACTCATCAGCTCCTTCTTAGTCGCACCAGAAGACGCTATCAGGTCTTCTTTAAGTTGCTTGGTAGATTCTAAGTGGTGCTCCAACAAGCCAAGGTCTAACTCTAGTATAGGGTCTACGAACATACGTAACGTGCAATCAATGATGCGTAGTTCTTGCTTGGGAAACCCTCTACCCATAATGTTAAACAATCTGTACGTTAACTCTACGTCATTGATACAGTAGTCGCCATAACTGCTTAGTTCTTCTACGGTGAAATCTGTTCGGCGTTTACCGAGGGCGTCGAGTACTTCTGTTCCCTTCTTACCGATGTTATATCTTTCAGCGAGTGCAGCGAGTGATCCACCAACCTCAACCCCGTGTAAAGCACGGGCCATACACAAAGTATCACCGAGCAAGCGAGGATGCACATCAAACAACCAACTAAGAATAGCCCCATCGAACATAGTGTTGTGGCATAGTAGGATAGAGTTGGCCCAATCGAACGAGTGTAGATACTCTTTAAGTTCTTCGTGTGTGCCACTAGCCCACTCCGTTCCGCCGTTGTTTACTTTTATACCTATACCGATCACCTCAAAGCGAGGGTCACGGATATAGGATTCAGTTGTCATCTTTCTTAAAGAGAAGTCTTTGTCATAATACGTTTCCAGATCAACCGTTATCAAGTCCATCGTCATCACTCCATTTTAATCTTCTAACGATGAGTGCGTGCCATTAGCAATCTGCCAGCAGTCTTTATAAAAACCTACAATATCTTCTCGATTTTCCCAGCATATAACAACCGGTATATAGACGGGAGAGATAAGAAAAGAGACAAGCGCCTGTAGTCTTAGCTTATTATTCTTTGACAGCAATTTAATTTTCATCACGATACTCCAATTCTTTCTCCTCAACATAATCTTTAAACAACTCATCTATCTTTTCATTCAATTCCTTGTGGTGTTTCTTTCCAAAGATAGCATCCCAGTTGTCTTCGTACTTCTTCTTGTCTGTGGGGCGTTGCTTATCCCCCTTACCACCGTGCGTCTGACCTCTACTCATAGTCTTCGCCCACTAACTCGATAAGGCGTGACAGGTACCACTCAGCTTTCTGGAGGTCTTGCAGTGGGTCGTAAGCGTGCTTGGTCTCATAGCGCCAGAGGTACTTCATCAGTTGCCCTTGAGGTAGCCCGCGAACGCTGCGGTAGTCATGCTCTCCTCAATAGCTTCGATACACTCGATGAGACCTGACTTGTAGTGGTCGGGGTTTATAGCATCGTCTTTCTCGTCTTCTTCAGCTTGACTAAACTCCAGTAGGTCTTCTTCAGCTTCCGCATCTGCCAACTCAATATACACCCGCATGAGAGACTCATCTATTGTTGGCGTTGCGGCTTTAACAGCCTCTGCACCTAGGTTAAACCCTTGCTCCACCGCTTCTACCACAAAGTCTACTATTGCGGGGCTTTCTTTT